AACTTTAAGTTAAAAATAGACAAAGATGGGTCAGAAGACGGCAGCGAACCGGTTGAAAGCGAAGGCATGATCATTAGCGACCGTAACGAGTTAATGAAGAAACTACTCAAGAAAGACTAAATACTGCATTATGACAGACTTTAAACAATATCTAACAGAATCCACTAAAGAATACGACTACAGAATTAAAGTAGCCGGCGATCTAAGTGAAGATTTTGCAGCTAGATTAGAAACAGCACTAAAAAAATATGAAGTCAAATCATTGTCAAAAGGCAAAAAAACTCCTATACAGGAAGTGCCATTAGATTTTCCAAATTTAAAAAATACTGCAGTAACTATATTTGAATTAAAAACACTGTATCCAGCATCGGTATTTGAAATGCATTCATACATTGCTGACTCGATGAGATTACAATTTCCCATGATTGTCGTGAGAAGACCTGGGGAGCCCACAGAACAATATCAAGAAGAAATGAAAACTAAAGAAACTTCAGAATTTAAATCAATGTTACAAGACGTAGAATACAAAGATGCTCCAAAAGTAAAAGCTGACGAAGTGTATGGAGACAAAGCCAATCAAAGTTTATTAAAAGAATTATTAAAGGCAAGAAAAGAAAAAACAGAATTTGCTGCTAAACCCAAGGTGGAGCAGGAAGTACAAAAAAACGAAGGCGATAAAAAAAATACAGGATCGGCTCTTAAACCTTTAAAAGGTAATCCAGATCCAATCAAAAGGTAATAACTTATGCACATGATCGACATCTTAACAAGACTTAAACAAATTCAAGAAAATAATCCAAACCTTAATGTTGGAGATGCAATATCAAACGTTGAGAGAACCAACGGTGCAGTTGCTGAAAAAGCAAAAAATCCATATGCAATCGGAATGGCGGCTGCTATGAAGAGCACAGGAGATACCCCCCCTCTTAAAAAATCTACAATCACTAAAGCTCATGACATTGCCAAAGGTGTTGAAAAGAACGAAGACGAAATGGACGAAACCATGACAAAGAAACATTTTCAACATGTTGCTGATACATTAAAACAAATTGAAGATCCAAAAAAACGTGCAGAATATGCTAAACATCACTCAGCCATATTCCAACATTCCAATCCACGCTTCGATCATGCAAAATTCATGAAGGCAGCCGGGGTAGATGAAATGGAAGAAGGACAAGTTAAGGGGTGGTTAATGGACATGGAATCAGATGCTGTGGATATGACCAGAGAAGCATTTATTAAGAAACACGGACAATCACAAGCTCATGTGTGGGATAAAGTACACAAAGAAGAAAAAGAAAATGAAGCAGTGCAAGAAGCAGGCAAAGCAAAACCAGACTTCTTAGATTTTGACAAAGATGGCAACACAAAGGAACCTATGAAAAAAGCTATACAAGATAAAAAAACTAAAACAAACGAATCGGTTATTATTGCCACAGACAATCCAGCAGAAGCATCTATGATGATGAGATTATTACAATTAGCAGGTGTTAAAACTGTTGACCAAAGTATGTTAAATCAACCAGAAGTACAAGCCGATGAAGATTATGCCAATACTCCAAATGAAAAAATTCAATCAGTGGACGATTTGGTTAACTCTAATTCCGGCGGAATCAATAAACAAAAAATTCAAGCCAATCCAAACAACATCGCTGACAATCCATTAGCTATGGGCAAACTTGGTAAAATGTCTGCTCCGGCAGTGAATATTGGAGAAGGTGAAATTACAGAAGAACAATTGTCAAACAGTCTAAGAGCACAATACGAAAGTTTCAAACAAACATATCAAGAAGCTAGTAAAGCTAAACCAGACTTCTTAGATGTGGATAAAGATGGCAACAAAACAGAGCCAATGAAAAAGGCCTTTAAAGATAAAGAAAAAAAGTAAAAATACTTGTAAAGTTAATAACAACAGGTTAATTTTACCAAACATCCATTATCTATATACGAGCATGTCTTTGTTTTACACTTAAATAATAGTCATGGCATACATATCATTAGACAGTGATCAGATAAAAAAAGCACATAAAAAGCACAAATATACTACCGAGCAAGTATTAAAATTAGAGCAGTGCATGGATCCTAAAACAGGGCCTCTTTATTTCATGAAAGAATTCATGAGGATACAACATCCGACCAAAGGAGAAATGGCATTTGCTCCATTTCCTTATCAAGAAAGATTGATCGAGAGTTACAATAGTCACCGATTTTCTATTGCTATGTTACCACGACAAACAGGTAAGACCACGTGTGCTTCGGGTTATCTATTATGGTATGCTATGTTCAAACCCGATTCGCAGATACTAATTGCAGCACACAAATATCAAGGAGCATCAGATATTATGAGCAGGGTAAGATATGCTTATGAAATGTTACCGTCATGGATCAAAGCAGGAGTTACACAATACAATAGAAATTCTATAGAATTTGATAATGGTTCTAAAATTATGGCAACCACTACCACAGAGAACACAGGTAGAGGTATGTCCCTTTCTTTAATATATTGCGATGAGTTTGCATTCGTTCAACCGCCCGAGAAAGCCAAAGAGTTTTGGACTTCTCTATCTCCTACATTGAGTACAGGAGGTAAATGTTTAATTACTTCCACGCCAAACTCAGATGAAGATCAATTTGCATTAATTTGGAAAGAAGCCTGCAAGAGATATGATGAGTACGGCAACGACACCACAGTAGGAACTAATGGTTTCTATGCTATGAGAGCTCACTGGTCAGAACACCCAGATCGAGATGAGAAATGGGCCGAACAAGAGAGAAGTCGAATTGGAGAAGAACGATTCCGTAGAGAGCATGAGTGCGAATTCTTAATTTTCGATGAAACATTAATTTCTAGTATAAAGTTAATGGAGTTAGAAGGCAAAGATCCTATATTGAATATGGGGCAAGTACGTTGGTGGAAAACACCCATACCAGGCAATGCCTATATGGTAGCACTGGATCCTAGTTTGGGCACAGGAGGAGACTTTGCAGCTATACAGATATTTGAATTGCCAAGTTTTGAACAAGTGGGAGAATGGCATAACAACACCACACCTGCCAATCAACAGATTAGAATATTACAAGGCATAACCAAACACATCTATGATTCAATCGTAGAAAAAAATCCCACAGAGACTCCCGCAATATATTACAGTATGGAGAATAACACATTAGGTGAAGCAGTGTTATTAAGAGTCATGGACATAGGAGAAGAGAATATTCACGGACAGTTTGTAAGTGAACCCATCAGAAAAGGACATCGTAGAAAATTCCGAAGAGGATTTAACACCACTGCTAAACATAAAATAGCAGCCTGTACCAAATTTAAAGAGTTAGTAGAAGCAGGCAAAATGAAAATTAATAGCAAACCGTTGATATCGGAGTTAAAAGACTTTGTGGCATCTGGCATATCATTCAAAGGCAAGCCAGGACAACACGATGACCTAGTGAGTGCTTGTTTATTAATGACTCGTATGATGCAGGTGTTAGCCACATTTGACCCTAAAATATTTGAAAGATGGACTGATAGAACCACCGAATGGACAGTACCAATGCCTATCTTTGCTAACCTAGGTACGTAATAAATACAGTATGATTAAGCCCAAAACATCACAGGATTTATTCAATAAAATACGCAGCAAGTTCTCTAATATACAACTAGGAGACAGCGAAGGCAACGTAACAGCCGATCCAAAATCAGCAGTATTTTTTGATTTTGAATTCAGCGAAAATACAGATAATTTTGGTAGAGTAAGCATCAGCATAGCAGACGGAGAGAGCATGAAAGTGTTCTATAACCAAGGTTTAGTGGAGAAAATTGATGACACATCTAGAGCAGAATGGTATTCATTCCTTAAGGAATTAAAGGATTTTGCAGTAGAACACCAGGTAAGTTTTGATGTAAGAGACATTACAAAAAGCAACCTTACGCAGCAGGATTTTAAGAATCTTGCAGATACAAACAAAACGGTAAATACAGACAGTATGTCAGAAGAATTAAACAGAATTACACAACTAGCAGGTATTCCAGTAGCAGAGAGTTTAACTGGAACTAAAAAATCTTCTTATGAAAATCTAGACAAAACAAAATTAATAATCAGACATGCAAAACCCGTGGACGAGAACGTACCAGGCTCTCGCAGCAGACAGATTAATAGTCTATATATTGAGAATGAGCAAGGCGAAAGATTTAAGTACCCATTAAAACATTTAGCAGGTGCAAGAGCAATGGCCCGACATGTGGCTAATAGTGGCGTACCGCATGACGAGTTTGGCAAACATATTATTAAAATGAGTGAACAGATTGCTCAACTTAATAGTTTTGCTCGATATGCTACTAACAAAGATCAGTTAAACAACTCAGTAGGTGATATTATAAACAAGAGTAAACTTAAATTAGAGAGCATGAGAAATTATGTAAAAAATTTAAGCAAGCAAGCACACTATATGAACGCCAAAGAAAGTTTTCAACCTACTACTATCGCTGAATTAGATGATGCCACCAGAAATAGTCTAAGAGAAAAATTTACATTAAAACATCTTGATGATAAAGTAGAATCGGCCCTACCATTGATTCATTCTATTATGAAAGAATACAATGACAAAGATGGTGAAATGCCAACACCTGTGGATCATTCAGCAATGGTGCAATCATTCCTTGCTAACCCAGAAAAAAAATTAGTATTAAGAGTAGACCCTGCTGCTGACAAGATGTTAAAGATAACAAAATTTACAAATAAGAATACTATGTTGAGTTCTATTCTATCAGACATTGCATCAAGAATGTTAACTAGAAACGACGAAGAAGACAGAATTGCTAACTTTGCTAGCCAGGTAGCCGATGACATGGGCAACGAAGGAGCACCATTCTTCAAACCCAATGAGAATTACACAAGAAATAAAAAAATTGCAATACAGTTGGCAAAAAGATACATTGATGATTATAAAAAAATGCAACAAGATCCAGCATACGCTGATGAGATAAGACAAGACCCCAGCAAGTTTGCTCCTAAAAAAGATCGTCAAGGCAAAGCCAAAGGCGAAAGTGAAGAATTTGAAAAATGGGCAAATAGAACAGAATCTAAAGTGAATGAAGGTATTCATTCTTTACCAGACGAAGATCATGCTGGTGAACATTTTAGTAAATTAAAAGATGTAATGAGTAAACATTTTCCAGTGGGCAACGAAGCAGTCAATGCTGTATCAGTGTTACAGAGTTTAGGATTTGGTGATGATGAGTTATTTGATCAGTTAGGCGAACTAGCAGACCAAGAAGGACCAGATGCCTGTGCTTGTGAGACTGTTAAGGATTATATCATGAACACCCTATTAAAGAGTCCCAACATACAAAATTATTACACACCAGAACAGATCACAGCACTGCAAGACGCTGCATCTGCTGCGGATCAAAGAGCAGAGAAAGAGCCAGAAAAACAAACAGAACCGGCCATGGCAGGTCAAGAATCAGTAGCGGAAGCACCTGGCAGACCTATCATGATCGATGGCAAACAAGTGGACCTAAACACTGTGGAATACGAGATGCAAGATGCCAGTGATAATGTGTACGATTTACAAGATGCTCGATTTACAGATGGCACGGAGTTGTCTGGAGAGCAGATGGAAAAATTAATGGTTGATATGGACTTCAATGATTGGGTACAGCAAGATTATGCAGAAAGAGGAGCGGATGCAATGCAGGAAGCACCGGCAGTGGACACTTCGGACATGACCATGGCAGGCATAGGACACGGAGAAAAAGAAGAAGTGCAACAAATATTAAACAAACACAAAGCAGATTTTGACAGAGTCAAAGCGGGCGATGAGCTGATGAATCATGACAATTTATACAGTGAATTGTTTTCTTATTACATGAGCAATGGAGAAATGCCGTATGAAGTTGTCAAAGCTAGACAAGGTGATCCAGAAACATGGCTTATGGATAGATTAGATAGCATGGGATTGTTAGAAACAGTTCAAGAAGAGACACAGGACAGCATCGATGATGAGTATAGATTTCGTGATTGGTTAAAAAACACCCACAACAAAGAAGTGCACCAACTGACTCCACAAGAATACACAGTCATATCAAAACAATACAGAGACGAAAAAAATAAACAAGGCACCAAAACCGAAGGCAACGAGTTTGCCCAGGCAGTGCAAAAAGCCAAAGCAGCTGGTATGAAACCCGGCGACAAGTTTAAAGTGGCTGACAAGGAATATACACTTAAAGACGCCATAGAACTAGCGGGCCTACAATTGGAAGATTTTGATTTTACCGCGGAGAGCGTGGACGGTGGACCCACTGTTACACAAATGAGTGATCTTGAATTAGCCAACTTCCTACACACATCTGTGGCAGAAGTTAAAAAAGACAGAGAAGCTGCTGAAGAAGCTGCTGAAGAATTAAATCAGAAGTATGCTAGCGATAATGAGTCGGTAAAAGAAAACGAGCTAGATATTATTAAAAGACTATCCGGTATATAATACCAAATTCCCCACTAGACAACAGATAAATAAGTGTGTATATTATTCTTTATGTCTAATATACATTAGGCAAAAAACAAAAACAAACATAGGCACAATAGGAGGCTTACATCATGGCTACACTAGCTGAAATAAGAGCGAGATTAAAATCTCAAGAAGTGAATCGCTCCACTTCATCAACAGGCGGCGACAACGCCATCTATCCACACTGGAACATACAGGAAAATCAAGAAGCAGTAGTGCGTTTCTTACCTGACAAGGATCCAAATAACACTTTTTTCTGGACTGAAAGAGCAATGATCAAATTGCCTTTCGCCGGAGTTAAAGGACAAGCGGATTCAAGACCGGTGCAAGTACAAGTACCATGCATGGAAATGTATGGAGAAACGTGTCCAGTTCTAACTGAAGTTAGACCCTGGTTCAAAGACAAGTCAATGGAAGACATGGGCAGAAAATATTGGAAAAAGAAAAGTTATATATTCCAAGGTTTTGTGTTACAAAATCCATTAGCTGATGACAAAACATCAGAAAATCCAATTAGAAGATTCATTATTGGACCACAAATTTTTAACATAATCAGATCTGCGTTACTAGATCCAGAAATGGAAGAGTTACCAACTGATTACGTGAGAGGTGTGGATTTCAGAATAACCAAAACATCCAAAGGCGGATATGCTGATTACTCTACTTCTAAATGGAGCAGAAGAGAAAGAGCTCTAGACGAAACAGAGAGAGCAGCGCTTGATAAGTTTGGACTGTTTAATCTGAATGACTTCAGACCCAAGAAGCCCACTGATGCAGAAGTAAAAATAATCAAAGAATTATTTGAAAAATCTGTAGAAGGGGAGGCGTATGATCTAGAAAAATACGGTCAGTATTTTAGACCAGTAGGTGTATCAGCTATAACAAATAGCTCAACGCCAGTAAATGGATCAGCGTCAGTAAATGGATCAGTGACAGTATCAACTCCTGTAGAAGGAGAAGCAGTTGTTACCAAAGTAGAATCGGTAAAAGCGGCTCCTGCTGCGGCAGCACCTCAGCCATCAACTGATAGTGCTAAAAGAGCAGAAGATATCTTGAAATTGATTAGATCAAGACAAAGCAAATAACACTAATTTCCCTTTTGGCTCCAGTATTGACACTGGAGCCAATTAGTGTTAATATAAGAACATAGGAATAAAAAAATGACAAAAGTATTTGACGCAACAAAGTTTAGAAAAAGTATTACAAAATCAATTCAAGGGCTAGGTTTAGGATTTAATGATCCTACGGATTGGATATCTACAGGTAACTACGCATTAAATTATTTAATATCCGGAGATTTTAACAAAGGTATTCCGTTAGGTAAAGTATCTGTACTAGCAGGAGAATCAGGAGCAGGGAAATCTTATATAGCATCAGGTAACATAATCAAGAATGCACAAGCACAAGGTATCTATGTAATATTAATTGATACTGAGAATGCTCTAGATGAAGCATGGCTTAAAGCATTAGGGGTAGACACAGATGAAAAGAAACTATTAAAATTAAGTCTTTCCATGGTGGATGATGTGGCTAAAACCATATCAGAATTTATGAAAGGGTACAGAGAAGAAAACCCAGATAATAAAGAAACTGCTCCTAAAATTTTATTTGTGATAGATTCGTTGGGTATGTTATTAACACCAACTGATGTAAATCAATTTGAAGCAGGAGAAATGAAAGGTGATTTAGGTAGAAAACCTAAAGCTCTAACATCGTTGGTTAGAAATTGCGTGAACATGTTTGGTTCTTGGAATGTGGGCATGGTGTGTACTAATCACACGTATGCTTCACAGGATATGTTTGACCCAGATGATAAAATATCAGGAGGCCAAGGATTTATCTATGCATCGTCTATTGTAATTGCAATGAAAAAATTAAAATTAAAAGAAGACGAATCTGGTAATAAAATTACTGAAGTGAGAGGTATTCGAGCAGCTTGTAAAGTTATGAAGACTCGATATGCTAAACCATTTGAAAGTGTACAAGTTAAGATTCCCTATGACACTGGCATGGATCCGTATTCTGGCTTAGTTGACTTGTTTGAAAAACAAGGAGTAATAGTACAATCAGGCAACAGATTAAAATACATAGACAGCAAAGGCAAAGAACATCTAGAATATAGAAAAGATTGGGATGGAGATAAATTAACAATGATAATGAATGATTATCAAAATGTTAAAAAGACAGAACCAAAAGAAGAGATTGAAAAAGAAACTAAAAAAGAAAAAAAATAAAGAAATAAAAGGATACTATTGCCGGTTTGGCAGCAATACTTGGGTCTTTTATTATAAAAAATGAAAAAGAAAATAAAAAAGATAAAAGCAAAAGTAGTAACAGTTGATCCTGCTCAATCATTCTATAATGATGTGGAAAAATTACATGAGAAAGTAAAAACTTTAGAATTAGGAAAATATTCACCTTTAGTGATTGCTGTTGAATCATTAAAACAAAAAGTTATAGATTTTAAAGAGAGACCAGGAATAACAACAATAAAACAGAAATAAACATGCAAGACTTTACACACGAAGAAATAGAGCAAATATGGAATTCAATCAGCCACTATGTGCCTGATAGACAGAAGGTGGACTGTGCTGTAGACTATATCAAAACATTAGTAGACATCGGTGTTCCTACCAAAGTAATCAAATCCTCTGGGGAGTATGATGAAAAATTAGAAGCAGCTATCGAGAGCGTGTTTGACGAAGAAGAAGAAGACGGATACGACGAATAATGAGCTGGTATACTAAAGTAAGTCAGGATATCGGATTAATACCTGATTGTATAAAATATTTTGATCAAGAATTAGAAGCAGCACGCAAAGAAATATATATATTTGGAAACTTAGAAAAATCTGCAGCATCGCTACCAGGAATAGTAGAACATCGATTTAATCAATTGCAAGAAATAGAAGCAATATTAGAGTATCTTAATATAGAGAATAGAAGATTAAGATCAAGAACGTTTAAAAAATTTTTAGAAAATTATAACAGAGCATTAACATCTAGAGATGCCGACAAATATGTGGATGGAGAATCCGATGTGGTTGATATGGAAAAAATAATCAATGAATTTGCTTTATTAAGAAATAAATGGTTAGGTATAACCAAAGGTTTAGATCAAAAACAATGGCAGTTAACTAACATAGTTAAACTCAGAGTGGCTGGTATGGAAGATGCCACAATCAGATAGAATAATACTCACAGACGTTGACGGTGTACTATTGGAATGGGAAGACCATTTTAGTAAATGGATGGCGACCAAAGGATTCCCGCAACTAGAAAACACAGATCACGAGTATGATATGAGCATTCGATACGGCATACATAGAGATCTTTCGAGAGAACTAATTAGAGAATTTAATAAGAGTGCATGGATGAGTACACAATCACCTATGCCTGATGCACAAACTTGGGTAAAATTATTGCATGCAGAAGGTTGGACATTCATACCTATAACATCACAAACATCAGATATACCGGCACAGGAATTAAGAAAAAAAAGATTAGCAGAACTGTTTGGCGATACTGTATTCTCAAATTTTTTTATATTAGAAACAGGAGATCATAAAGATGCAGCACTGGCAGAATTCCACGGCACAAATTTATGGTGGGTGGAAGACAAATGGACCAATGCTAAAAAAGGTTTAGAATACGGTTTGAGGCCATTATTGTATAATCATGATTACAACCAGAGTTTAGAAGATGAAAATATCATACGAGTAAATAACTGGCAACACATACATAAAATTATACATGGAAAAAAATAAAAAAATATTAGTAATGGGATTACCAGGATCGGGTAAAAGTTATCTCTCTGATAAACTAGCGACCTTACTAGGTGCTGTGTGGTTAAATGCGGATCGAGTAAGAACAGAAGCCAACGATTGGGATTTTTCACCCGAGGGCAGAACAAGACAAGCAGAACGGATGAAACACCTAGCACAAGAAGGATTAGACCGCGGCAAACACGTGATTGCAGACTTTGTTTGTCCTACAGAAAAAACTAGACAGGACTTTGATGCCGATTATACTGTGTGGGTAGACACCATTAAAGAAGGACGTTTTGAAGATACTAATAAGATGTTTGTACCTCCTGCAGAATATGATTTTCGAGTGCCTACACAAAATGCCGAATTGTGGGCTATAAGAATAGCAGATGAACTACAAGAATATGTTTGGGATAATCGTCGACCCACTGCTCAGATGTTGGGCAGATGGCAACCATGGCACGAAGGACATCAAGCTCTATTTGAAGAGATCGTTAAAAAAACAGGACAAGTAAATATACAGGTGAGAGATGTACAGGGTGTGGGAGATAATCCTTTTGATTTTGAAACAGTTAAGAAGAATATAGAACAAGCATTACAATTTTATAAAAATAGAATTCAAGTCACTCTAGTGCCAAATATAACTAATATTTGTTATGGTAGAGGAGTTGGTTATAAAATAGAAGAAATTATTTTGTCAGAAAATATACAAAAAATCTCTGCTACGGATATTAGAAAAAAAATGAGAGATGAAGGAAAATTATGAAAGTATATGTAGGTTATGATCCTCGTGAAGATATCACATATCAAGTGTGTGAACATTCAATAAAACGTAGAAATAAAGATACCGAAGTAGAGCCTTTGAAAATGAAAACTCTTAGAGAAGCTGGGATCTATACCAGGGAGATAGATAAATTAGCCAGCACAGAATTTACATTTACGAGATTTTTTATACCGTATCTACAAAATTATCAAGGCTGGGCAGTGTTCTGTGACTGTGATTTTGTTTGGAGAATAGATGTTGATGAATTAAAACAATACTGTGATGACAGCAAAGCAGTGGTTTGCGTACAACATGATTACACTCCAGAAGAAGGGGTCAAGATGGACGGGCAGATGCAACTGGTTTATCCTAGAAAGAATTGGAGCTCTATGGTATTATGGAACTGCGCTCATCCCAAAAATCGAATATTAACCCCAGAACTGCTGAATCAAGAAACAGGCAAGTTCCTGCATAGATTCAGCTGGTTGGAAGATTCTGACATAGGATCTTTACCACACGAATATAATTGGTTAGTGGGCTGGTACAAAGAACCTCAAGATGGTGCCCCAAAAATATTACATTATACCGAAGGTGGCCCATGGTTTGAAAATTATAGAGATTGCGAGTATAGTGATATATGGAAAAAAGAATTAATTAATCTTTTTTCAGCATGATTAAATAACTGGCAATGCTATTAATTTCACACCGCGGTAATATTTCCGGACCTCGACCAAAACTAGAGAACACAATTGCTTACATAGAACAGGCAATTGATCAAGGGTTTGACGTTGAGATAGATGTTTGTAAATGGGATGGAGAATATTTCTATCTAGGGCATGACGAGCCCGGAGAGGCCGTGTCGCCTAGCTGGTTTTATTTTAAACCTGTATGGGCACATGCCAAAGACCACACAGCATTGAACGAATTGGTCAAAAGAGGAATACACTGTTTCTGGCACAACACCGATAGATACACATTAACCAGCGAAGGATATATCTGGGCGCACCCAGGAGAACCGGGTGGAGAAAATTGTATCTGTGTTCATCCAGAACAACGTGAAGACTGGAAAGAATTTGCAGGAATATGCTCGGACAATGTAGAACATTACAAGGAACTATATGATAAAATTAATAATTCTTGATGTAGATGGTGTGTTAACCGATGGTAAAAAATATTACGATCGTCCTGGAAATGTTGTGATGAAAACATTCTGTGATAAGGATTGGACAGCAATTAAAAGATTTAAAGCATTAGGAATTCACATTATTTTTCTTACAGGAGATCCTTTTAATGAAGCAATCGCAAAAAATAGAAATATAGAAGTTATTGTAAATAGAAAAAACGGTAAACACAAAGATAAAGGTGATTACGTAGAAGATATTTGTAAAAAATATAAAATAAACACAAATGAAATTGTTTTTGTAGGAGATGACATTTTTGATATAGGTATAATGAATAAAGTAAAATATAGTTACTGTCCAGGAGATGCACCAAAAGAGGTACAAGAAATTGCTAATGTATTAGACAAAAACGGAGGACAAAATTGTGTAATGTCGTTGTTCGACCAATTAAAAGAAGAAAAATTATTACCTAACTTTAAACTACAAGAACATATTGATAATGTATATAAATTAGATATTAAGGAAAAATTTTAATGTATGATATAACGTTATACGGACATCTAACAGTTGACAGAATATTTGACGGCTTTGTTGAAAAGAAGTCTTTGGGTGCAATGGCTAACATGTGGAGAACGTTTAAAAAAATTTCTCCAAATCTAAATATTGGTATGTGTCCCACATCAATAGGAGAAGCAATAATATACATTGATAGAGATTCATCAACACGTTTTTCAAATTTTGTTAATGATATTAAAACACAAACACCAATAATAAAAGAATCAAAAATATCTCATGCACTTTATATTAATAAATTAAACGATACCACTTGGATTAAAAATCTTAAAGGTACTGTAAGTGCGGACGTATGTGCAGGCAGTAAAGTAGATGTAGAACTTTTAAAAAATATAGATTATCTTTTTATTTCCGACGAAGATGCTTTTGCTGATGTAAAAACAATGGCAAAATTAACAAGAGGTTATGTAATTTTACATTCTAATAAATCTAGTATAATATCTAATGGTCAGAAAGAATCAACATATATACTTGATGAGAACCTATATATACTAAAAAGTAATGTATTAGGAGCAGGAGATATGTTCGCAAGTATTTTTTTAAAATGTATTCTAGAAGGAAAATCTATAGAACAATGCCAACAGGAAGCACACGAATCAACAAGTAAATTAATAAAATTAGAAAATGAAAAAATATAATTTATTATTACCGATAGCAGGCAAAGCACAAAGATTCATTGATGCTGGTTATACAATGCCAAAGTCACTGATTCTTGCAGGAAATAAACATGTTATTGATTGGGCAGTAGAATCTGTAAATATAGAAAATTGTAACTTAATATTCATTGTAAGAATAGATCACATATATAATTTTTCAATTGATAAAATTTTAAAAAAAAAATTTGGAGAAGATATTTCTATAGTAATTGTAGACAAAGTTACTAAAGGAGCTCTTGAGACTTGCACGCTAGCAGAACAACATATAGATAACAACCTACCATTAATCATTTATACTCCAGACGTTTATTTTAATCCAGTTTTTAATCCAGAATCAATAACAGATGATGCCGACGGATTTCTTTTAACTTTTACTGCTAATAGTCCAGATCATAGTTATTCTGAATATGATGCCGACGGTATTGTAGCTAAAGTTGTTGAAAAAGAAGTTATATCAACAGAAGCCAACGTTGGTTTATATCATTTCCGCACAGGTAAAATATTTTTAAAATATGCTAAAGAAGCAATTGATAAAAACATGTTGATTAAAAATGAATTTTATATTGCTCCTATATATAATCTTTTGATTAGAGATGGTTTAAAAATAAAAGCTGCTAACACAGAAAAAATGCACGTTTTAGGTACACCTACACAGTTTGAGTTTTTTGTAGATAAAGTTATCAATAGGTTCAGCAGTAAACCTATTGCATTAGGTAGTGATCATTCTGGATATGAGCTAAAAGAACAGGCTAAAGTGGTTTTATCAGAATTAGGAATTGAATATATAGATGTTGGCACATACACAGACAAAGCCTGCGATTATGCTGACTATGTTTTACAAGTTACTAATTTAATAAACAAAAATAATTGTAGTCATGGTATTAGTTTTTGTAGATCAGGGCAAGGAGCAAATATATGCGCTAACAAAGTAAAAGGAATAATATCTGGGCTGTGTTTTGACGAATATACCATTGAATATGCTGTTAAACACAATTGTTGTAATCATTTTGCAATACCATCTAAGTATGTAGATAAAGAAAAATTTAAATTAATGATCAATGTGCTTTTAAAAACATCTTTTGATGGGGGTAGACATTTTACAAGATTATTTAAATTGTTATGACCATAGCAGTATGCGTTTCAGGAATATCTAGCAGAGTACCCGAATATAAAAAAGTTATAGAATTACAAAAAAAAGTATTTCCTTATGAATTCTTTTTCCAACAATGGAAAGGTTATCCCAAGCCCGATTTTGAGAATTGTCTTTTTACGCAAGAACCCACGTGGGATTATCATGTTATTACAGAAGCAAAAGTAAAACCAGAATGTAAAATATATGAAAGATATATAGGACCAAGAGGAAAAATAAAACGTAAAGGATTAGGATCACAATTTAGATATTCTGCAAATCAAATTATTTCACATGCACAACTAGTAGATAGTCTTCCAGCAGAATATACACATATAATTAAATGTAGGTTTGATACATTAGTATCAACAAAAGTAAATTTTCAAAAATATATTGACATGCTGTTGGATGGATGGAATATAGGTTTTTATACAAGTGGTAAAAATAACCCAACCCCAGAACACACATTAATAGAATATGATCACACAGGACCTAGATGTAAATGGCGTTTGTTTGATCATCTATTATTTCATCCTAGAGAAAGATTAAAAAATGTTTTTGAAATGAAAGAAAAAAAAGAATTACTTGGAGCAGAATGGGGGTGGTATCAATTGCTAGTACATCAGTGGGGGGATTTAAAATATAAAAATATAAGTGGTGGAGAGTCTTTAGTTAAATGTACGCAACATCCGTTACAATGGGATAGCTTTTAAAATAATAATTATTAAATTAAAAAAGATAGGATATAAAAATAATGACAATAGCAGTATGCGTGAGTGGAATATCAAGCCTTGTTCCTGAATATAAAAAAGTATTAGAACAAGCGAAGAAGGTATTTCCCTATGATTTTTTCTACCAACAATGGGATGGTTTTCCCAAGCCCGAAGTAGATAATTGTTTATATGTACCAGAACCTACATGGGATTATCATGTAGTAAGAGATGTCAAAATAAAACCCAATTGTGATATATATCTTCGCAGCGTTGCAAAAATAAAACGTAATTTAGAAAAATTTAAACAATTTCAACATTCTGCTAATCAGCAGCTAGGACATTATTATCTAGTAGAGTCCTTGCCAGAAAAATACACAAAAATTATTAGAATGAGATTTGATTCTATTGTTTCGACCAAAATAGACTATGAAAAATATCTTAAAATGTTGGATGAAAATCATACAGTAGGATGGGGTTCTAAACTTGGCAAAGATTGTCCTGGACCGGGCACAGACAAAGACGTTGAAATAAGAAACAATAACGGAATTAGATGCCGTTGGCAAGTGTATGATCAACTTATATTTCATAACAGATCGCGATTAAAAAATGTTTTAGAATTAAAAAAACAACAACAGCTTAATGGCAGCGAGTGGGGATGGTATCAAATACTACATCATCAATGGGGAGATTTAAAATATTGTAATATACTAGGAGGAGTCTCGTTAGTGAAAGCCACACAACAACCATTACAATGGGACAAATTTTAAAATTTTTTAATTATAATATTTTAATGTCTTTTAAAATACTGACAGCCGCACCATTGGCAAATTCCAGAGGAGTAAATTGTTGATATGCTAAAGAATATAACCACTGGGTAGGATCAATATAAAATGGATCTTCTATTTCGGATAGGCTTCCAGATGCCATTGGCCAAGCAAAACTTTTTGGATCGCTAAAAACTGGCACACCTTCTAATGTTGCTTCTATTGCGCTGATACTACAACTAGTCACACATGCCCATGCGTTCTGTAACTCTTGTTCTATAGGTACATCAGCCACAGCAGGACCAGATGTACCAAACTTTCTAGGTTTTTCTCTTATCTTGATAGGTCGATCGGTATATTTTTTTATTTCTTTTATAGTGTCTTCTAACCAGTTAGTTTTTTTAAGATATACATGTATACCCACACTGCTAGGACAAATAAGAATATATTCTCCTTGATTTGTATCTCTTGTTTTAATTTTTAAATTAAATCGATTAAATCTATCCGAAGGACAATCTCTCCAATATCTAGCATGTATTTGTTTTTTACAAATTCTCCAATAATGATTGTCTTCTTTTAAATTATTATTATCAAATCTTCCAAAATAAGGAGTATCTGTGAACCAATAATCTAAATCTTTTTGTTCTAATTGATGTATAAGATCGATATTATTATTGACAAATCCCCAAAACATTGCTGGAGATTCTGCCGTCTTTTCTAGATTACTGTTTATTTTAACTTCTTCGGGCCAGTACTTTTTAATACCATTAAATATTTCCCAACATTTACTTTTGGTATTTTCTAAAGGTGCGTATATGTTTAACATTTATATTATTTTATAGTATAATTATTAAAAGAACAACGGTAGTAAAAACCGTATTAACAACATTAAATAATTTTTAAAACCGATAGATCTACTGATACTTCGGGGTATATTGTTTGTAGAACTTGCCAAATTTGTGTTCCTCTTCTGTGTTTTTTACCTCCAGCACAATGTAAAAAATAAATGTCATTATAGTTAAATTTTTCTCCATTATTTTTATGATTCCATTGTTCACTCATATCTTCGTAAGCAACCTCGCTTTTAATAATACAATAATTTAAAAACATTCCGTCATCTATCTTGTTATCAGATAAATTTTTATAATCACTAATATAAGGTAACATCTGTTCTGAAGATGTTTTATTAAGCATGAATACTCCTGGCTGTATACTTTTTTTTGCTATTAACTCACCCGGGATGTCAGACAACAATGGATTATTATGTGTTAACTTTTTAGCACTGTTTCCGTCGTTCAAACGAAATTTTAAATAAGCTGCTCCTTTAAATGTTTCAAGATTATTGTATTTTTCAAATATATTTGGCGCATGTGGCAGAGCGAAAACATCACTGTCTACATATAATATTTGATCATATTTGTCCCACCATGAGCGATCTGTCCATAGATCAAATCTTTCCCATGTTGGATGTTTAAATCCTAATTTAGGTTTGGTAATTTTAATATAATCTATACCATGTTTTTTACAATATACTTGAAAACTATGACTAGAATACTGCTCTGCAGGACTGGCATAGAGATTATTGAAATTTGGTTGAGTATATAGTTTGGTATCTATATAATATTGGATTATGAGATTCTTCATGGCAATCTTTATATTTAAGCCGTAAAAAAATAAAATAATTAATAACGATGATATATCTCAGTAAAACCAACCGACCCGCCACAGAGAAATACATAACATGGGCGCAGCAAGGTTTACCAGGATCAAAGATTTTACCATACGATCAAGTGATACAACAACAAGATGCTGACAAAGTTGTATTAATGGGAATATTGAGAGGCACAAATATGGTGTATCAGTGGGCTCTAAAAAATAAGATTGATTTTTATTTCATGGATCGTCCTTACTGGGGAGAGAGTCGAAATAATCCTTATCTAATGAGAATAACCAAAAACAGTCATACAAAAAATTATTTAGAATCTAGACCAGATGACCGTTTTAAAAAATATTTTCCATTTGACATAGAACCATGGAAAAAGAGTGGTCGCAAAATTGTAATATGTCCTCCTACACACAGCATGGCAGTTATGTTTGAACAAGAAGATTGGTTATCTAAAACTTTAAAAACTTTACGAGCAAATACTGATCGAGAGATAGTTGTGAGAAATAAAGGATATAATCCAGACAGCAAAATAGATGAGTTAGGTCGACTAATGCCAGGACCTAACGACAACGAAGACACAGCAACACCAATTGATTGGAATGACGCACATGCTATAGTAACATTTAATAGTAATATAACCATAGAAGCCACAGCAAGAGGCATACCTGTGTACACAGATGTTATGAATTCGTGTGCGCCTATAGCAGAGCACGATTTTTCAAAAATAGAAACACCTCGATATGCAGACAGAGAGCCTTGTTATTATTCTCTAGCATACGGACAATTCTCAGCTGAAGAAATGCAAAATGGGTGGGCATGGAGGATATTAGATGAAAGTTGAAATATTTAGAAGGACAGTAAAAGATAGACGTCGAGGAGCCAGCTGGGAATTATTACAACACATGGCCGAAGGTATAAAAAAATCTGGTGACGAACCCGTGATTGTTAATGAAGCTCTCACAGGAGAGTGGCGCCAAGATGAAATGGAACCCACGGCACCAATTGGTTGTATGTTTGGTTACGGTGGTGACAAACAGATGCATCACACCAAAGGCAGAAGGAGAGATCTTGTAGAGCGTGCCAAAAAGAAAGGTATCTATATTATCACATTTGACGGGGGTCTACTGAGCAGTTTTGGAAACACAGTGGATCATCCTAAACATCACTGGAGAGTGGCTCTATATTCTCCCATGAACAATGGAAATTTTTTATCAGATAACTCTCTGCCAGATCGTTGGGAAATGATGAAAAGTTTATGGAATATTAAGAACGAGCCATGGAGGAAATCTAATCCAGAGGATCCAATACTGTTTGTATTACAACCTAAAGACAACTGGAGCATGAATGAGTTAGATCCAATCGATTGGTTCAATGGAGTTTATAAAACACTGAGATCATTAACTTCTAGAAAATTTTTAGTAAGACCTCATCCTAATCATATGGCAGCAATAGCAGAAAGAGCAAAAGAATTTCCTAGTGATGTTGAGTTAGTGATAGGCCCTAAGTTTTTTTCTGGAGATAATAAAAAATTTTATAGATTCAATTTTCAAGAAGCAATTGCTAATTGTCATGCCGTGGTTACACACAATTCAACTGCCAGCACAGACAGTTGTGTGAGGGGCATACCCACATTTTGTACATCAGATCTAGCAATATGTTGGACTGTGGCTAACAAAGACTTAACCAAAATAGAATCACCTGAATATCCTGATAGAACACAATGGTTGAATGACTTAGGATATAAAATGTGGACCACAGAAGAAATTAAAGATGGCACAGTGTTTCGTAGATTCAAACAGAGAGTAGGATTATAATATGTGTGGCATATATGGTATAACCAAACGAGACAGAGAATTTGTAGAAAAGTACATAAAGATTTGCGAACATCGAGGACCAGATGGACACGATATATGGAACGATGACTATGTTACTCTAGGACACAATCTTTTAAGCATAACAGATCAGCCCACAGTTTCTCATCAACCGTGGCGTACCGAGCGAGGCAACATATTAATCTATAATGGAGAGATCTTTAACTATTTTGATCTAATAAAAAAATATACAGAATTTAAACCCAAGACCACATGTGACACAGAATTACTAGCATGGGGATTGGATCACTATGGTGAAAAATTTGTTGAGTATATTGATAGTATGCACGCCTTTGCTTATTATGATACTCAAACAAGACAACTGATATTAAGTCGAGACCACGCCGGAGTCAAACCTTTGTACTATGCCGAGACAGCAGAAGGATTAATATTTGGTTCTGAAATAAAAGGCATGCTGGATCGAGTGCCTAACTCTAGAAAGATAGATCAGTTGGCAATCAGTTGTATGAGTCTCACAGGTATTAATGCCACTAGAAACACATTCTTTTCCAACATAAAACAACTGATGCCAGGAGAAACAATCATATACGACTGCACAAATAAAAGAATAAAATCATCAGAAAGAATCTATATCACTCCTAGATCTAATTCTTCTTTTGATCCTGCAGAGTTTAGAGACAAAGTTAAAAAGACTGTGCAGATGTGCAGCATAGGACGAAGACAGATGGGGGTATTCCTCAGCGGAGGATTAGACAGCGGTGTGATTGCTTATGAGATGATGCAGCTACACGGAAACGTGAATACATTTACTAATCGAATGAACCCTAATATTATAACAGACGAAGATCATAACAGCGATGCTGCTTGTGCAAAAATATTAGCCGAAAAAGAAAAGTTTAATCATACAGAAGTTGTGATTACTCCTGGAGATGTTATTGCAGCATGGGATAACAGTATCTACTTCATGGAGCAGCCTGTATATAATCCTAGCATGAGCATGTACTATCATACCAATTGTAAATTATCTGAAGCAGGTACAATCATAACCATGGCAGGAGATATGGGCGATGAGATATTAGGGGGATATCCAAAGTATTGGAAGATGAAAGATGAAAAATTTAATTCGTGGAGCAGCATAATAGACAAGTGGTTGCAAAGAATAAAAAAACCACTAGTGGTAGGAGTACCAACTCTGCCAGCGCCTGTATTGAGAGACGAATTAATAAAATTATATCCTGATACTTTATGGAATCCAGCAGATCCGGTAGCATCTTATATGGCTCTTGATTGTGTGGCACAAGCACCAAACGAATTCTTTGCTAGAAATGACAAGTATGGCATGGCAGTTGGTATGGAAGGTCGCTTTCCTTTAACCACAAAAATGTTTATGCAATACTGTCTAAACATACCAACTAGTAATAAAATAGGAAAAGATAAACACGAGACTAAACTATTAACCAAACTTGCCTACAAAGGATTACTGCCAGATGCTATAATCAATAAAACAAAAACTGGGTGGACTGTGCCAATTGGACAGTGGTTAACTATGGGTACTAATAAAAACCTAAAAAACTTTTATATAAACAGCATGGGAGAAAAATCCACATTAAATCGAGTTACAGTGAGTCAAAAAGCAGGCAAAGCACTGGTTCCTGCATGGGTAATGCAAGACTGGATAAAAAAATATCAAATGACTTATTAAATTAAATAGAATATGAAGATCAAAGTAATCACTTCGTACAAGCCAGGCACATGGGGAGAATATTCCGGCAGAGGAATACAAAGTATAGCAGACCAGTGGCCGAAAGAAGTAGATTTAATAGTTTACCTTGAAGAATCCAAGCCCGATTATGATCATCCTAGAATACAGTGGATAGACCTTAATGCTGCTGAACCAACTCTTGTTAATTTTAAAAATAAACATAAGAATGATCCCGTAGCTTGTGGAGAATTGCAAGAAATATTGGGAGGAGTTAGAAGATCTGCAGCACTAGAAAAGCAAGGAGGATTAGATAAAAATAAAGGATCTTATCTATGGGATGCTGTTAGATTTAGCAATAAAGTTTTTTGTGTGGTTAATGCTATTAAAAATTCTAAAGAATACGATTATATTATTTGGGTAGATGCTGATACATTTACGTTTAGACCTATCCCAATAGAATTTCTTGAGAATCTTTTACCCAAAAAAACCATGGTTACATATCTAGGCAGAGAAAGAGTCGCACTTAACGATGGAGGCAAATATCCAGAATGTGGTTTTGTCGGATATAATTTGCAACATCCTAACATACAAGAATTTATTGCAGAATGGGAAAAATTATACATCAGCGATGAACTCTTTAAATTGCTAGAATGGCATGATAGTTTTGTATTTTGGCAGTTGGTAAAACAGTTTCAAAAAAAATACAACATCTCAGTGAATGATATAGGTTATGCTAAAAATGTAAAAGGACATCATGTTTTTGTTAACAGTGAATTAGGTCTTTACATGGATCATATGAAAGGCAAAAGAAAAAAATTAGGCAGCAGTGCTAAAAACGATTTAAGACCTCCCATGAAAGATTCTCCAGCAAATATACAGGAAATTGATTATTGGAAAAAGGCTCCTCCTGTATTAAAATGAAAATATCTATATTTCCACAATTTGGTAGTTTAAATTCTAAACCTGTATTTGATGCGTTGATTAGACATTTAAAAGAAAAAAATGAAAAAATATATATCAACGAGGATCGAGATTGCGATGTGGCAATAATCTGGTCTGTGTTATGGGCCGGGCGAATGGCAAAAAATTTATCAATATGGGAAAAGTTTAGAGCAAATAATAAACCAGTAGTGGTACTTGAAGTGGGAGGACTAAAGCGTAATCTTACATGGAAAATAGGAATTAATGGGATCAATAGAGATGCAGATTTTGCAAACCAGGAGTTTGATAGCAATAGATGGCCCCTTTTTAATTTAGAGATGCAACCATGGAGAAAAGACGGTGAGCACGTAATAATATGTGGACAACATGATAATAGTCAGCAGTGGGCAGGCAAGCCGTTGATGTCAACATGGATAGTGAAACAGATTGAAGAAATTAGAAAATACACAGATAGAGAAATTATAGTAAGACCACATCCTAGAAATCTTTTTCAAATAGATTGTAAACAATTTAAAAATGTAAAATTAATAGTGCCAAAATATGATAACAAAACCTACGATGATACAGACTATAAAAAAATATTAAAAGATGCATGGGCAGTTGTTAATTATTCCTCTAATCCAGGTATAGAATCTGTTTTGAACGGCAAGCCTGTTTTTGTGAGCGAGTCAAGCCTGTGTTATGAAATTGGTAACAATGATCTATCAAAAATTGAAAATCCAAATATGCCGGATAGACAAAATTGGGCTAATAAATTATCTTATACAGAATGGACCACACAAGAAATTAGAGATGGGTTGCCATGGCAAAGAATTAGAAAAAGATTGGAAGAAAAATACATCAAATCATGAAAAATATAAAATATAATCATAATCGAGAGATACCACCTATAGAATGGCAACCATACACAGGAGAGACCGTTGTGGTAAAAACTATAATACGTGGAGGTAAAAAAATACAAGAAACCGCTTTCTATGAAGATAAAGTTAAAGCAGTGCCGCAAGGTAATGCTTACGTTATTGGTAATGGTCCGTCTAGAAAAGAGTTTGATCTTACTCTCCTTAAAAATACAGGACAGATATATGGATGTAACGCTCTATATAGAGATTTTGATCCTACTTTCCTATTCATGGTAGACAGTAAAATGAGCAAAGCTATTATAGATGACCACGTTTATGAAAAATGCGTGTGTTACGCTCCTTCATTGGAAGTTAATCGTTCTGGAGGAAAATTAAATCTTATACCCAACAGTCCTCACTGGGTGTCTGGATCTTCTGCTATGTGGACGGCATGTGTGCATGGTCATAAAAATATCTATCTTATTGGTTTTGATTTTCGAGAATATGGGCAAGGACAGCTTAATAATATCTATCAAGATACACCTTGTTATGGGGAAAGGAACAGTGATACCGTATTTGAAGGATGGCTCAGCCAGTTCCGAACATTAATAAAACAAAGACCCTATTGTCAATTTACTGTGGTGCATGATAATCCTCCAAATTTTTTGAATCATTTGCAGACAGGCACAGATTTAAAAAATACTAGATTGATGACTTATGAGGAATTTACAAAGAAAGTCCTAAACCAATAAATTTAAATCTTGGTCTAAAACTATAGAATATACTGTTGTGATTGCCACTGTCTTTTTTTAATCCCATTTGGTATAGGTGAATCATCTCATGGGCTAGTGTTTCTATAAAATCTCTTTTGGTATTATATTTTTTTAACATTTCTAACTCAAATCTGTTAGGATTTTTGTCTGGATAAGCACACACTTGCCCCATTGCTTGCTTCAACCATTTTTTGATTATAATTTTGTCAAAATTAGGCAATTGGTTATCAAACACTGCCCCATTGATGTAACGAAACCACAGATCTATAGCACGTCTACTGGTAAGATACGGACCCCGATTATTGAGTGTTTCCACTTGTATCTTACGTCTTAATTTTAATGCTCTTTTTCTTCTCATAAAAGCTCCAACACTGTTGACTTTTTCGTCCTTTGTGCTATACTGTAATTATCTTAAAAATGACAAACTCAACCACACCGCTTCGTAAGCTAGAATCCATGGAGTCCGCAATTAGAATTTTAGCCTATAATACTGGCGGTATTTTTCAGAATTCCGGAGTGCATGACAAAGATTTTAAAACCATACAGAGTCTTGCAGATGCTCCTTATGCTTGGACAGAAAAACAAGGAAATTTAGCCACAATGTTTCTTAAGAGATATAAAACACTGCTAGATAAATTTGGGTTTGATACCGATGAATTAATAAACAGCCCACACTATGATCAACCTTTCCGGGTGATTAATTTTGAAAAAAGTATAGATACCTACATTGCTGAGGATGGTAAAGAAATATTAGAGATGCGATTTCCGTATAATGAAAAAATTATAGCATTGATAAGATGTCTTAAAAAGAAGACACAAGAATTGGTTCCCATGTTGTATGACGGCGAGACTAAAAAATGGACCATGAATTATACCGATACCGTGTGTTATTATGCTTCGCTGATTGCTGTGAGGTACGATTTTAAAATACTGAAAACAAAAATACTAAATGATTACGAGGAAATTAAACAAGAAAAGAAACAGTACCGTCCTATTATAGCCGATATAGAAGATAACTCTATAAAATTAATTAATGCTCCAATTTCTTTAAATGAGTATTGGCAAGAACATTGCCAATCTTTATTGTATCTCAAACAAAGAGATCGACTGAAACAGCTTAATTTACATTACATAAGAAACAATGCCAGACCTGCTGCTACATTATCTGAACGTATAGCTTTCTCAATGAATAAAAATTTATTTGTAGATCGTAAACTCTATGACAAAAAAACGCTGCTCGAAGCAATTATAGAGCTAGATGATTTTCCTGCTCTATGTCCATATGGAGGAAGCATATACACCTTAGATGAAATTCTTGATTTTCAAAATTGGCTGGAAGCATTTGACTCTGTGGGTATAAGCAAGGAACATATTGCGTTTGGCTTTGACTTTGATCGTCCTATAAATGTAGAAGATAGCAACGACACTGATCAAATCCCTACGCCGGATCTTATATATGGAGAAAATACTTCTAAGGAAGAACGATTAAAAATGCACAAGAGATGGGAAGAAATATATCACCTCAGTACCTCTAATCGTAAAATTATGCCAGCAACTAAAATTATATTTGTTAGAAATAAGATACCAAGAACACTGCTGAAATCTGGTTTAAAACCAAAATTAGCATTTATGTTACAGGATAATCCCAACTGGCCCGTGTCGACCAGTACGCTAGACAAGTTGGTTGAAAGTTTGCCGAAAAGATTGTATTATATGAGTCAACTGCCCTCGGGTAATGTACAATCTATATGAGCTCATGCAAACTGGTAATCAAAGACGAGGTAAACGTTAAATTTGAAAATCTTTCTTTAGAACACAGAAAATCCCTCAGTAATAAATTCAAATTTGAGATACCTTATGCTCGACATCTACCAGCAGTGAAACTGGGTAGGTGGGATGGCAAAGTCAGTTTCTTTGGATTGGGTGGCAACACCTATCTGGCTCTGGTGGGAGAAATACTACCCATCTTGGAAAATGCAGGAGTGTATGTGGAATTAGAAGATCAACGAACACCACGCAATTTTGAATTTAAATTAATAGATGAAAATTATCTATCTGATATCAACTGGCCCGGGAATCATCCTTGTGCTGGACAAGCTATAACTCTAAGAGATTATCAAGTGGAAACCATAAACAAATTTCTAGAGAATCCTCAATGTATTCAAGAGATTGCCACAGGAGCAGGCAAAACGATTGTCACTGCGGCTCTGTGTAGATTAGTTGAAAATTACGGACGTACTTTAACTATTGTGCCAAATAAAAGTCTTGTTACACAAACAGAAGAAGATTTTTTGGCTTGTAATCTGGACGTAGGAGTATACTATGGAGACCGAAAAGAATTAGGCAGACATAACACAATTGCTACTTGGCAATCATTAAACATACTGGAAAAGAAAAGCCGTGATGATGAAACCACAGCTTTCCTTGAAGCCATAGAAAATATTAATACTGTTATAGTGGATGAGGTGCATATGGCCAAGGCCGACGTGTTAAAAAGAATGCTCACTGGCCCATTTGCTCGATGCGGCATACGTTGGGGACTTACAGGCACAGTACCAAAAGCAGATTATGAATTTTATGGATTAAGATGCAGCATAGGAGAAGTAACCAACAAGATAGCAGCTAAAGAACTACAAGCCAAAGGAGTATTGGCCAACTGTAATGTAAATGTTCTACAAACCCAAGACCACCCGGAATTTAAAAATTATCAAGAAGAATTAAAATGGTTAACCACTGATGAAACCCGAATGTCATGGATCGCAAAAACCATTGCAGACATTGCAACCACAGGCAATACAATGATTCTAGTGGATAGAATATCTGCTGGCGAATTGTTAGAAAAGAAAATACCAGATAGTGTGTTTATATCTGGGTCTACAAAAAATACTGAAAGAAAAGAACACTATGATGAAGTTTCTACGGCACAGCACAAAGTTATTATTGCTACCTATGGTGTGGCTGCTGTGGGAATAAACATACCTAGGATCTTTAATTTGGTATTAATAGAACCTGGTAAGAGCTTCGTGCGTGTGATACAGAGCATCGGTAGAGGCATTAGAAAAGCAGAAGATAAAGATCACGTTAACATTTGGGATATAACTTCCAGTTGTAAATTTGCAAAAAGACATCTTGGACAAAGAAAAAAGTTTTACAAAGAGGCCAATTATCCGTATAATATAGAAAAGATAGATTATGAAAATCCTTACATTAGAAAATAAGACCTATATATTAGAAAAGATTCCAGAATATGTAGACGACAAATTGAGATTTGCAGTATTAGATAATTCAAATCCAGCCGATCCGGATTATTTCTTTATACCATTAATATTCCTAGAATCGTTTAATGCTCCAGCAGCAGTGTTACAGATAGGACAGTATAAGATTAAAATGCCACTGGATTGGAAGATGATTATAGGAGATCCTGAGCAGGGAGAATTACATGTGTTACCATTGACCAGTCTGAATGATCGAGGATTTAGAGCATTTATGTTCAATCCTATAACAGATTCTAAACCTACATTTGCAGATGTGGATATCGTGGACATATATCAAGAGGTCAAATGGTATTTCCCTAAAATTAAATCAGGTCAGATATTAGCAGTACCTCTTACAGATGATGATAATCCACCGTGTGCGTATTTCGTCAAAGATATATCTAGGCAGTCAGAATTTATGGATTACGGGTCAGTATGGTAAAAATAGCAGATTGGCATTGGCCGGTAGACAACGATAATTTAATACCTATAGGTAAAGAATATCAAAAAAAATACAGAGATGCTATACTTAAATTTCTTAAAGATAATAATTGTAAATTTAGAAACTGTTGTGACGTTGGTGCTCACACTGGTATTTGGAGTATCGATTTTATTGAACATTTCAAGTGGGTATACGCATTTGAACCAATTAAAGAATTAAGATCGTGTTATGAAAAAAATATTACTAAAAAAAATTATACCTTATATCCATTTGGTTTAGGAAATTCAAACGAAGATATTTTATTTTTATATAATCCAGAAAATAGTGGAGGCACTCAAGTTAATTCTCAGGGAAATTACAAAGCATCAATAAAAAGATTAGACGAGTTATCGCTACAAAATATAGATTATATTAAAATAGATGCAGAAGCATACGAATTAGAAATATTAAAAGGAGCAACAAAATTATTAACAGAACAATCTCCAATTATTCATTTAGAAATGAAACTAGATACTTTGTCTAGATTTAATCTAAGCAAAAATGATATTAGACAATGGTTAGCTAATTTTAATTATAAACAAGCATTAAAAATAGCTAACGAATTTGTATTCATAAAAAGTGAACAATAGTTTATGATAAAAAGAAAAGATAATGTTGTCAAGATGAAAGCGCCGGTATTAATGATCCCAGACGAGCATGATCAAGAAATACCTGTGTTAATGAATCGACATTATATCGACTGGATCATGGCTCATGCCAAGAAAAAGAAATTAAGCATACAAGGTTATCAATTAAACGGTAAGAACATAGAGATAACTTTCAAGAATCCTAAACATGCATCAATATTTGCTTTAACGTGGAAAGAAGATGAGTGAAAAGAAAAAATTTTTTGAATTAAGGAATGGCATGAAAGCCATAGACTTTCGTAATAAAGATTATTATGATAGGATTGATGATCATGAGAGATCTTTGTATAGTCCTTACATGATCATGCGTTATGCGTCTGCTGTATCCGGAGAAAGATTTTTCCAAGAGCACTACGTAGAAATGATCAACGAATTTGTTAACAAACATCTGTTTACATTAAGCAGCAAACATAAAAAACTCTGTTGGCAGTTAACCTCCATGTGTGGAGGATTAAAACA